TATGGGGATAGTGATGTTATGATAGGTTCCTTTTTTTCTTCGCCACTCCACCTCTTTTTTTTCGACAAAGTATATACTTTTTTTTTGAAATTTTTTTTTGTTTTGGGGCCCCTGGGGTAGGGGGCGAGGTTTTTTTCTTAGATTTAATTATGAATTTTTTTCTTGAATCATACCCCCCGACAGTCACCCCCACAGAAATTTTTGTAAATATATTATTCTGGGGAGGGATTTTTGTCGTATATCTCCTTAGAAAAACACCCCCATTCGATGCGATATGGCGTGTAATAGCAATTTTTTTATTAGTACTTTTTGGTACTGTTTTGTTTAATAGATTTAAAGACAAATTGAAAGATTTTTTAAATTAGGTTTTGTTTTGTCCAAGTTTTTTTCTTAAATTTATTTAAATCAAAGTTATGAAAGTAATAGAAAAACCATGGCAATACGGAACATATCTAGCGTATGATGAAACGGAGGAAATTTTTGTTCCACAGGAAAAAGGTATTCGTGTACTCCCAGCACCATTTTTTTACGACAAGAAATTATATTTTGAACTTTGGAAGCGATATGAGCCAGGTGAAAAACCCACTTTTCCCAATGGCGGTTATGAGGTTGTTGACGTGAGTGGAGGCATTCGTTCATACGACCTGGATCAAGTTATTATACACCCAGCTGTTCTTAAACACAAGAAAATGTTGGATAAAATGGCTCGTAGAGCAGAAAAACAACAAAAACAACGTGATAAGAAGGTGAAGCAGATTGAGAAAGAGAATAAACCTAAGCACGGTAAAAGAGGTAGACCCGCGTTAAGCCCTGCTTTAAAGGCACATAAGGAGGCTTTAAAAGCAGAGGCAAAAGCCAGATCAGGTGGAAAGAGAGGGCGCCCAAAATCCGCCGTTCCAAAAACGGTTTCCACACCAAAAGTAGGAGGAAGAAGAGGAAGACCAGCTCTCACACCAGAGGCTCAAGCGAAGAAGATAGCCGCAAAAGCAGCTTTACAGAAACGTTCAGGAGGAAAACGCGGCAGACCTAAGTCAAGACGTTGATTGTCATAATTATTTTTCGTAGATTTATCTAAACAAAAATTACAATTATGAATTTGAGTTTAGAATCAATTATGACGATTAGGGAAGAGATGCAGAGTGTTGAGTTAAATAGAAAAGTTTTGAATGCAATTAATGAGCTGGATGGGGTACTAGCCAGTCACGGATTAAAAGCAGAATTTAAAGCTTTACCAAAACGTAAATGGCAAAGACAAGCGGAAAGAGAAATTGTGTGGGTAAATATTTCGAATAATAAATAAGATAAGTTTTATTCAGTCCAAGTTTTTTAGTATATTCACATCACAATTATAAATAACAAAAATTAATAATATGACTGTAAAACAATTAATTGAACACCTACAACAACTCCCTCAAGACAAAAAAGTTATTTTGTCACACGATGATCACACTGATTGGAATTATGCCACAGAATTAGTACCAGAATTAATTGTTGAAGATTATTATTATGATGATGAGAATGATGATAGCCCAGAAGAAGAAGTTGTAATAATAGATTGTAAATTTTGGTAGATAAGTTTTGTTCGGTCCAAGTTTTTAGTATAGATTCATATCACAATTATAAATAACAAAAATTAAAACAAAAGGTTATGTCAAAAACAAACACAGAAAACACAACTCCAAAATCAAAAGGCCGCCCAACAGTAGAAGGTTCGGCACGTCAAGCCCGTTTAGCCGCTAGAGCAGCTCGTGTAGCAGCAGGTGGTGAAGTAAAAAGGGGTAGACCCGCAGTAGCAGGTTCAGCACGTCAAGCTAAACTTGCAGCACAAGCAGCAAGGATTGCTGCAGGTGGATCAATTAAGAGAGGTCGCCCAGCAACTAAAAAGGTAGAAGTAGCTGCTTAATTAGTTAATTATTTAAGGTCCGCTCGCCGCAAGGTGAGCGGAACTTTTTTTGTATATTCATCCAAATTAAATTATATGAACAATATTCTTTTTGTATTACAACTAATGATCAATTTTTTATTCGGCGTACGAGTGGAAGGTGAACCAGCAGGCTACCCAGAAACTGGTCCCGCAGACGTAAGAGATGAAGACGGTTTTTTTGAATGGTGTCGCGAGTATAAGGTGGGGTGTCAAGCGAAAAGTGGAGCTGTCTTTTATTAGGCCAGATTTTTTGTATACATTTATTCAAATAAAAATATAAAATATGAACCAAGTAAAAGCAAAATTTAGTATTGTTGATGATGGAGAAGGTCTTGATATTGATATTGAAGGAACCAGAATGGATATTATAATAGCTTTAGCTACTTTGCTTCATGAAAACGAAGAAGTAAAGATGATGTTTGAGACTGCTTTTACACTGGTGGAAGAATATAAGGCGAAAGAGACGAGTGATGAGGATATTGTTGCGATGCTAAGTAAAATAAAACCAATCGCTCAGGCATAGTTTTTCTCATATATTCATTCAAATAAAAAATTAAAAATTATGTCCACAAGATCTTACATTGGAGTTAGAAACACAAATGGAACCGTTGATTATATTTACTGCCACTTTGATGGTTACCCAGGTGGGGTAGGAGCTACCCTAATTAAGTGGTATGCTGATATAGATAGGGTAGACGCGCTAATGAAATTAGGTGATATAAGTGTGTTAGGTGAGAAAATAGGTGAGAAACATGATTTCGATAAGCCAGTAAGAGGATGGTGCCGCGCATACGGTAGAGATAGAGGCGAACAGAATGTGAGTGTAAAGACGGGCGATTATAAAGAGTTAATTAACGATCAAAATGTAGACTACGTTTATATTTTTGATGGTGATTATTGGGAGTGCTTTGATACCTATGCTCCAGAAAAACTAATTGAATTATATAATATAGAAACAACGCATTAAAGACGGTTCATACTTTTAATTTTTAATGGTTCGGCCCTGGGTTTCTACCCGGGGCTCATTTGTTGATTGGTCAGAATAATGCACATATATTCACGTTATAAAATTAAAATATATGACCAAAAAAGAAATTAGATCCGCAATTAACAAAGCAGCATTTACATTTGCTGAGTCATTAGGATATGAAGTGTATGATGATAATGATGGTTCAACCGTTACGTTCATGAAGCCGGGAACCAAACGTCATGATGATACGATCGAGTGGAGTCGTGGTTACCATGAGACGTGTGTGTTGAACTGGGCGTCCACCCAGACCCAAGCAGACGCTGAAGCGATAGACACACACATGAAACCTATAATTGAACATTATAATAATCAGTATAGTAAATAAAGCGAGGCGGGTCAAAACCCGCCTCATATATTCATCACACAATTAAAAATTACAATATGAAAACATTTAACGGCATTATCAGTGTATTATTAGGTCTATTATCAATGTATCTAATGTTTATCTGGGCTAAAACCGATATGGACTTCGTCTGTGGGTTCCTAGTATTAATAATGGCAGCACTATTCCTCCTATTCATGATAATAGAAGAACGTAATGAGGAAATAAGTCAATTAAGGCGTACGATATTAAAGATGAGAGGTATAGAATAATGTGACGGGGCAAAGCCCCGTTCCTATATTTACGTTATAATAAAAATTAAACGTATGTTAACTAAACAAATGAGAGAATTAGAGCGCCAAGCAACAGTAGTAAACCAACAACACATACTTAAATTATCCGATTTAATGTGCCGTGATGGATTATATTATATAGGTAGTATTGTGGATGTAGATGGAAATGGGTGGGTGGAGAAAGATGTAGCACTTGATCTACTATATAATTTAAATATAGACTGGGTAAGCTAGGCTGATCAGAATCATACACGTATATTCACATTACACAATTAAAAACACAAATATGAACTTCCAAATCACAACATTAGCAGAAACAATGAGCGCAACTGAATTCATCATCGAATTAGACAACCGTAAGATCGATTGGTCATTTGATGAGTGTGATAACTTATTAGACTATAATGATGGTAATTGTAATATTATAATAGATGATATGGCTTATCTATTCAGTGACGGTGAATTATTAGATGTAGCCGTACAAGCGTAAATCAAAAAAGATGATCGAGATCGGGTCGCTGTCGATCGATGGCGGTCCGATAGCGGTTTGATCGCGGATTGCTCCCATGCCAATTGCGGTCCATCGATGGGGCGTGGTTGGTGTAAAAAAAAGATATGTATGTTCGACAGAAATACAATCTTTAACCACCGACAATATATACAAATATACTATGAAAAAATTATTAACAATTTTCGCTCTAATATTTCTTAGCAGTTGCTATGTTTCCGAGTACGCTACAGACTCCGTTTATTATGATAGAAATTATTATGAATTTCGTCCGTATTACTATGATTTTTTTTATTATAGACCAATTAATCCATATTATTATATTCCTCAACCACGTTATATACCAAGATATCAACAACCAAGAATATATAATTTAAAGCCACAACCAAAAACAAATTATCCAAAACAAGCACCAATACGTAAATTTGCTCCAAAACGCAATAATTAAATTCATTTTAACCCATTTTAAACCACTTTGCAATATTTCAAAGATCTCTTTTAAACACCTCTTTTATGTCGACAAAGTATATACAAGATAATCTATTGTTAACTAAAGAAGCAATAGCAGAACATATATTAAAACAACGTATGGAACAAGCTAAACGCTATGGTCTAACGTTGGAACAGTTTATGGAAGCCGTTGTTAACGGAGATGTTGTTCAATCCGCTCCGCCAACAGGCAGTTTGTAAAATCCTTACCTAACTCCTCAATTACACGTTGTGCCGTTACTGAATCAATTCTAAACATTTCTCTATTCTCAGCCACTCTATATTGACCCAGATACTCATGCACTCGCTGCTCAAGTATACGCGAAGCATAACACTTTAATGACCAAACAGGCACCCACGGTGTAGGAACACCCGTTGCTCTATTAATATCACGTGCGCGTTTTACTGGAGTATCAGTAGTCATTCCTATTTTCACCATACCAGGCATCGATTTATTTACTAGCACATACACATATTCAGTTGCTCTTACACCACCGCTAGCATCCATTACTGGTTCTTTTAAGTATACTACATCTTCCCATCCCTCTTCAAACCCCGGATCAGTAGTAGGCATAAGGGCAAAGTGAGTAGCAAGATTAGATTCGCCAGGTTCTAATCGAATATAGAACTGAACATCCTCAATTGGTACACGTGTAAAACTTTTTTTCATACAGTGTAAAATATAAGTTAAATAATTTTGACAGTCAAAATAATTAAAATATATTTAAAATAAAATAAGTTATGAAAAAATTACTTAGTAATTTAATTATGGTTATTGGACATTTATTTTTTGTTACAATACATTACCTTGCAATTAAAATGAATGGAATGGATTTATTCCAATTTATTTCCTTTGCTATTGTTCATGGTTTATGGTACGATTTTTATTGTGATTATTTAAAGAAGCGTATATACGGATTGAAGTAGTGGAGTAGGTAGCCACAATGCTGTGTGGGGTTTATGTTTTGTACATATTTATTGTAAATGACATTCAAAATAAAACTTGAGGATAAAGCTGCTCTTCTTAACCGTCTAGAAAAAGTTGGTAGTGAAATAAGTAGTACTCAAATTAAAGATAATAAAATGGATGATTCATTTGAGATAACTACTGATAGTCCTGATCAAATAAAAACAATAGAGACAATTTTAAAACAATCTCCAAAAATTAACATAGTAAAAGAAATGAAAAAATCACTTACAAAAAGCGAATTAAAAGAAATGGTTCGCACCGAATTACAAGCTGTATTAGCTGAAAAGAAGAAAATAAAGGGTGAAGATAAAAAAGAAAATTTAGATGAACAAACAACTGGAGCTGAAATGGCTGCTAAGCAACTAATGGGTGCTATTTCTGGTGGAGATCCGTTTTGGACAGGTGTAGCTTTAGTAGGTGCTGTAGCCACAGGTATTCTAGCTGGCCCTTCAGTTATTAAAACCCTTAAAGGATATTATAAAGCATTAACACAAAAAGATCCAGCTAAAGCAGAAAAATTAAAAGATGCTGCTGAAGAAGCTAATTTAGATTTAGATAGTGGAGTTGAAGCTTAATTAATTTAAACTTTATATAAAAGGAGGGCGTCTTAAAAAAGATGCCCTTCTTCTTTGGAAGTACAAAATTTCTTTGGTATATTTTACCTACGAGAGGTTTGAAAATAAGGAGATGGGAAAAAACGTAGGGGTGTGGGAACCATAAGTTGTCATATATTTATATATAAACATATATTATGAAATACAAACAAAACGTTGCGGAAAAGTTAATACAATTAGAAGCAATAGCAAACAGGATTCAATTTCAAGTAAATAGAAATGCTGATCAAGATTCAACTTTGGAATCTATTAGTGATTTAAAAGAGCAAATTGAAAAATTACAAGATATAATTTCTTTAGAACAAGATGATTTTGCTCAACAATTTAATGGGTAATATATGATGTGGATTTGGTTACTAGGTATTCATTTACTTGAGATTATAGGAATAGGAATTTTTTTTCTTATTAGACGTAATAATACTCTTGAAAAAGCTGTTGTTGATCAACAGCAATATATTGACTCTATTAGTATTATAATTCAAAATTCTCAACAAAAATTAGATGAATTAGATACATTGGGTGCATTTAAAACAGATGATGAAGTAGGTACCTTCTTTCAAAATCTAAAACAAATTCAAGAAATACTCAACGAGTTTAACAACCGAAAATAATTTTGGTTATGTGATTTTTCTTCCATATATTGGGATTAAAAATTAGAAAATCACTATGTCTTATTACGATAATTATGGAGCCGATATATTTGCTGATGATAAAATTGCTCTAACTAAACGTGGTCAACCTCGTAAACGCAAACCTAAAGAACCGCGTATTTATTTCACTCAGGATACTGAAGATGCTATAGTAGAATATCTTGCTACTACTGATACCTTTGAACGTAATCGTATTTATAATGATCGTATTGAATATGGTTTTTATAAATTAGCAGAAAATATTATTCATACATTCAAATTTTATTATACTGATACTGATACAATAGAGGAACTTAAACACGAGGTTATTACTTTCCTTCTTGAAAAACTTCATTTATATAATCCAACTAAAGGAAAAGCATTTTCCTATTTTGGTACTATTGCTAAACGCTATTTAATCGTTTACAACGAAAATAACTATAAAAAATTACAGGAAAAAGCTGATGTAGATGAATCAGATGATGAGCAAATGATGCTTTATGAAAATGACAAAAATATAGAGTTATTATTTGATGAAAATAGTTTTATGGATCAATATATTAGATATATAGACACTCATATATACAAATTATTCCCTAAAAAACAAGATGCTCAAACAGCAGACGCTATTGTTGAATTATTTCGTAAGCGTGAAACATTAGAAATATTCAACAAAAAAGCACTTTACATTTATATACGTGAAATAACAGATGTATCAACCCCTCAGATTACTAAAATAATTAAAAAATTAAAAGTTATATATGTTCAACTATATAACGAATATTACAACCACGGATATATAAAAATTTAATTATTCATATTTATTGGTAAATACATTTATGGCTAATTTTGATGATGTACAAGTATTCGATGGTATGTCTTTATCGGACTTGTTTAAAAAAATACATAAAAATAATAAAGATATTGATAAACAAATAGGTGAATTTATTGAAACAATGAAACCTATGGCAACATCTAATGCAGGTTCTGCTGTTATGCTAATGCCAACTGTTAAAGATTTAATTGATGTTAATGTAAAAAATAATGAACAATTAATTAAAATGGCAGCTATAGCACAACGTGCAGCAACAGTTAATGCTAATAATGGTACTGATTTAATTAATATGGATGAAATTAATGCTTTATTAGAAGAACAAAAAGCAGTACAAGAACAAGGAAATAAATTATTAGAACAGGCTCCAATAGTACAATTAGAAATAACGAAATGAGTAGCTTTGTAATATCAAACAATCTTACATCTGTAGTTAACTCTATAGGAAAGAATAACTTTATTCCAAACCAAAAAGCTCAAATAGGAGTTGTATTTGGTGTAGTTACTACAGAAAATACTCCTACAAAAGAAATGTTTGAAAAAGCAGGAGGTTTTAGTGGTATAGGAAGTGTTTTTTATAAAAACATAGAAGAAATTAATAATCAAAATATTACAAAAATTAATGATAATGATTTTTTAGATAAAGAATGTAGTATTGCTATTCCTAAAACTTCATACCGTTGTTATTTTCCACTTCTTAAAGAATTAATTTATTTAGAAGATCTTCCTTCTAATAATAAACAAATTAGTAACACCTCTATAAAAAAATATTATTCTGGTCCTATTAATATATGGAATAATACTCAACTTAATTCTCAATTTAATAATTTAGATAGTAACCCTGGAATTACCTTTGTTGAAAATTCAGACATTAGACCTTTAATTCCTTTTGAAGGAGATCATATAATACAAGGAAGACAAGGTGCTACTTTACGATTTAGTTCAACAACAAAACTGTATAATAACTTAAATGAGTGGAGTAATGTAGGCAATGAAGATAATCCTATTACTATTTTAACTAATGGATTATCATTTAATCCTAAAAAACAATATTACGTTGAACAAATAAATAAAGATGCTTCTTCAATTTATTTGACTTCAACCCAAAAAATCCCTCTCCAAACAGATAAAACAGGTGTTTTAAACAATTTAACTAATCCTCTAAATGCACCTGATTATTTCAACTCTCAGGTAATATTCAATGCTGATAGAATTACTTTAAATTCTAAAAAGGACGAAGTAATGATATTTGCAAAAACAAATGTTGAAATAAATACTAAAAATGCTATTAATTTAAATGCTGATGAAAGAGTACATTTGAATAGTAATTCTATATTTTTAGGACCATATGATATTAATAATCCTCCTCAACCTTTACTATTAGGGGATAATACTTATGAATTATTAGAATCTCTACTAGATAGTCTTTATAATTTTGGAATTGCTTTATCAACTGTAGTAGGAAGTCCTGAAGGAGCTCCAGCAATGGACATAAATAAAGCTGCAGGAAGTTTATTAAATGATTTAGATAAAATTAATGATGGTTTAGGAAAGATATTGTCACAACAAAACTTTACAGTTTAATGGCTACTAATTTAAATATATCTTCTGTAATTTCTCCTGATATTTTAAAAACAATATCATCTTCAACCGTTATTAAAACCTTAGGAAATCAATTAAAAAATACAGCAAAAGAAAAAGTTATATCTGTTGCTTTAGGAAAAGTCCAACAATTAGCAAACCAAATTGCAGAAATTGTTATACTAGAACAAAAAGTAGAACTTAATCATAATACTGAGTTAAAGCGTTTAGATAAGCTTTTAAAAGAAAAACAAATAACTCAAGAACAATATAATGAAGCTAAAAATAAAGAAGATATTGCTTATAAAGAAAAATTAAAAGATTTAGAAGAATTAAGAATAAAATTAGAAGAAGATAAAAAAATTATAATTGATGATCCTTTTAGTAAAATAAAAGAAAAAGCTAAGGCAAGAAAACTTAGAAGAGCTAAAAGAAAAGCAATAACTAAAGAGGAAAAAGCAGAAGCAAGAAGAGATTTAACTAAAAAAGTAATATCTAATACTGCTAAAACTTTAGCATCTATAATAGCTTTACAATTAGCTAATCAATTCACTTCAATTATATCTCAAAGAGCAAAATTAGAAGTTTTAGTAGATCAAGTTAATGCATACATAGATCAAGCAAATACTCCTGATACTGCAGCTATAGCTGCTAATTTGAGAAGTAATACCGTTGCATTAATTAATAATAGTATTAATAAATTAAATAATCTTCAAAAAACATTAGGTATCATTAGCATATCATTGACTGTATTTAACACACTGATACCATTATTAAATAGATCTGCTCCTTTAACTGTCATATCCACCCCTCCAGGTACTCCTGTTATTACAATGGTAGCTCATGATGAACTTAGAAATAAAAAACAAAGACTAGAAAAATTAGTATCAGCTCTAAGTGCTGTATTATCTATTGCTACTGTTGCCTTAGCAAACGAAATTAGAAAACTTAATGAATTAATATTACGACTAAAGAATGTTAATTTAGATGGATTAGATCAACAACAATTAACAGATCTTACATCTAGTATATATAGTAATGTTGATAATTTTTCACCATATAAAGGATTTACATTTAAAATTAAAGAAGAACAAAATCAAGCCTTTGTTGTTAAAGGTAATAAACGTCGTTATGCTGTAGCTATTAATCGTGATGGGGTAGAAACAATTAAAAGTGAATTTTCATTTACTTTAGACCCTAACGATTTAGTAGAACAATTAAAACTAATCATTGACCAACGAAATTTACAAGGATAAAATATTTATAATTATGAATACTAAAGCATTTAAAAGATTAATTAAAGAAGCTGTAATTGATGCTATTCATGAAGAATTACCATACATTCTTGAAGAGCACATGGCTAAACAAGAAAAAAAAGCCTTACGTGAAAACAAAACATTTAGTTATACTAGTGCTGATGTAATGCCTAGTAATCCTGATGTTAGAACATCTTTACGTAATAAAATGGGTGAAGCTTTTGGCTTTCAACAATCTCAACCTAAATTAGAAATAATTGATGCTGTTGATGAGTCAACAGGAGAACGTATAAACCCATTTGCTGCTTTTATAGCAGACGCCGCTGCTACTATGACACCTCAAGAAAGAGCAGGACTTAAAAATTTAGGATAATATGCCGATACCTCAAACAATACGAGTAAATCCGTTAGATTTACAAAAGAATATTGCTATTGGGGTATCATTACCTTTTAATGGGCCTGGGGTATTTAATAGTACTTATACTACTAAAGATCAAATAAAGTCTAATTTATTAAATTTACTTTTAACCGACATTGGTGAAAGAGTAATGAATCCTGCATTTGGAACTATTTTAAGAAAATTTTTATTTGAAGGAATCACAGAGGAAAATATAGAATCTTTAAAAGTTAGTTTAATAAATAGTATAGCAATATATGTTCCTGATATAACAGTAGTAGATATTGCTGTAACTTCTGAATATGATTCTAATACAATTATTTTAAATGTTAATTATATATTGAATATATCCCAAACCCCAGATCAAGTAACAGTACAATTCCAATAATGATGGCTAACGAAGATAAAAATATATCGTATTTAAATAAAAGTTTTACAGACTTTAAAGCAGCATTACAACAGTATGCTAAAACCTACTTTCCTACAACATATAATGATTTTTCAGAATCAACACCTGGGAATTTATTTATTGAGATGTCTTCTTATGTAGGTGACGTAATGTCGTTTTATTTAGATACTCAAACACAAGAAAATTTTCTTTTATATGCTAAAGAAAAGGAAAATTTATATGCTTTATCTTATGTAATGGGTTATCGTCCCAAAGCATCATATGCCTCGGCAACTACTGTTGATATATATCAATTAGTTCCTTCTATAAATAATGGAGGTATTTTATCTCCTGATTATAATACTTATGGATTAATTATACCTGCTAATACCTCTCTTACTTCAACTTCTACAGGAACTAAATTTTTAACTACTCAACAAATAGATTTTACAGATACAGGAAGTACAGAAATTACCTTTGTAGATAATAATTATTACTTATTTAAAAAATCAACCCCTGCTATATCAGCTGAATTAAAAGAAACTACTATTTCTTTTATAGGAAATCAAAAATTTGCAACTGCTAATATTACTGACACTAATATATTACAAATATTAAAAATTACAGGTAGTGATAGTAATATATGGTATGAAGTTCCATATTTAGCTCAATCATCTATTTTTCAACAAGTAACAAATCCTACCTACAGCACAGATCAAGTTCCTTATTTATTACAATTACAAAAAGTACCTCGTAGATTTACATCTAGAATACTTTCAGATAATACTTTACAATTAGAATTTGGAGCAGGTTTGTCTCAAAACAAAACAGATGAACAAATTATCCCAACCCCAGATAATATTCAACTAGGATTAGTACCCGGAATATCATTGTTAACTAATAATTACAATGAAGCCTCAGTAATGTTTACTCAAGAATATGGATTAGCACCTTCAGGTAGCTATAATGTAAGATATTTAGTAGGAGGGGGCATAACATCTAATGTACCTGCTAATGATTTAACTATTTTAGATACATCTGGAGTTTATTATAAAAACGGTAATCCTGGAGGAGCAATATCTACTACTGTTTTAAATAGTATAATATCTAATAATCCATTTCCTTCTTCAGGTGGTAGAAATGGAGATACTATTGATGAGATTCGTCAAAATGCTCTTTATGCTTATTCTACTCAATTAAGAGCAGTAACTAAAGATGATTATATTGTTAGAGCATTATCTATGCCTTCTGATTATGGTACTTTAGCTAAAGCTTACATATCACAAGATTTCACCAGAGAAGATTTCACCCAAACCGTAGCCCATACCCAACCTGGTAATCCACTTTCATTGGATTTATATATTTTATCTTATAATAGTAATAAACAATTATCTACTGCTACTACTGTTTTAAAACAAAATTTAGTAACATATCTTAATCAATATAGAATGGTTACTGATGCTATTAATATTAGAGATGCTTACTACATTAATATAGGAGTTAACTTTGATATAATAACATTAAGTGGATACTCTAATAAAGATGTATTAACATCTTGTATATCTACACTTCAAGACCATTTTAATATAGATAAATGGCAAATTAATCAACCAATTATCCTTTCAGATATTACTTCAAAATTATTACAAGTTAAAGGTGTACAATCTGTAGTAAAATTAGAAATCGTAAATAAACAAGACAGTACAGGAACTACCTATTCACAATATGGATATGATATCCCAGGAGCTACTCGTAATGGAAATATATATCCTTCATTAGACCCTGCTGTTTTTGAAGTTAGATATCCTAACAATGATATACAGGGTAGAGTTGTAGTAAGTTAATTTTTACTTAAAACAATTTAATAGTTACTATATTTATATGTAGTAATTACTAATTATGGCTGTTTACAAAATATTTCCGGAAAAAAGTGCAACTCTTTATTCATATTACCCAACTCTTAATGCAGGGTTAGATGAAATTTTAGAAGCCAGCACATATTATTCATTACAAGGTACAAATGAAGTATCTCGCCCTTTAATCAAATTCCCATCAGATCAAATTTCTGATATTATTTCTAATAAAATTAGTGGAAGTAGTTTTGATGTTTATTTAAGATTATATTTAGCTAATGCTTCTGAAATTCCATTAAATTATACCTTATTTATACATCCAATCTCTAAAGATTGGGATATGGGTACTGGTAGATTAGGCAATTCCCCTATTACTACAAACGGAGTAAGTTGGATTTACACACTTTCTTCAGGAAGTGGTCTTTGGGTGAATGGAGCTTTTCCATCAGGTACAACAGGTTCCTATTATGTAAGTGGCTCAGCAGGAGGTGGTTCATGGTATACTAGTTCAACTTATCAATCAACTCAATCATTTACTAATATATCTTCTAAAGATATTGAAACTAAAGTAACTAATACTGTATTAGCTTGGAATAGTGGTTCAATAACTAACTATGGATTTATTTTAAAACATTCATCATCTCTAGAATTTACGACAGCTTCTAAATTTGAATTAAAATATTTTTCAGGTAATACTCATACTATTTATCCTCCTGCACTTGAATTTAGATGGAATGATTCATCATATAGTACCGGATCTTTAACAGTAGTAACTTCAAGTTTATTTGCTCTTACATTAGGTAATAATAAGGGAGAATTTCAACAAGATTCATTTCAACGTTTTAGAGTAAATGTTAGAGATATTTATCCTTCTACTGCATTTAGAACTACATTAAGTTATGCTAATTCAAAAGCACTACCTTCTTCTTCATATTGGTCAATAAAAGATTTGGATACTGAAGAAATAGTCGTAGATTATGACACATCATATACTAAAATTAGCTGTGATGCTAATGGTAATTATTTCGATGTTTATATGAATGGATTAGAACCTGAACGTTATTATAAATTACTTATTAAAACTATTGTAGCAGATAAGGAAGTAGTAATATCTGATAAAGATTACATCTTTAAAGTTATAAGATAATGTCTCAAATACCCGTACAAAAAACAGTATACGATAAGAATACCTATAGTAGGGTTATTAATACTGGATTCAACCAGCTAATAAATCAACAAACTGATGAGGAACAACTTTCCTTTACAGTGGATGATTTTTTTGAATTGTACGACCAAGTATTTTACCAGATTCCAAAAGAAGGAGAATCTAATTCACATCAATTTATTTTGCAAAGAGAAGCTGATTACCTAGGTATTAGTATCAGCCAAGAAGATGTTCAGGCCTTATTAAATGAAATTACCTCTTTAAGACAACAAGTACTTGATGCTCAAACAACTATAAACGAATTGACTAAAAGATAATGGCGGATAATATTAAAATAGTAGGTGAAATTTTAAATGAACAACAAGTATCTCGTTATGATGCTGATGATATTAATTTACTTTCTCCTATACTATTAAAGGAAGATTTTGGTTATCCTAATGACTATATTGAATATTTTGTTTATGACGCAGGGGATAATCTTTTAAATATAAATTATAGTTATAGAGATTTCAAATTACCTAACACGCAAGGACAAACCCCTGGTAATTATACTGATGTATCTGTAGGAGTTATTTCAAATTATAATTCTCAATCATATTCTACTTTACCAGTTATAGAAATAGATCCTGTTAAAGATCTTCAAAATTTAGGCTATTCATCAGGAGAATTTAAAGTACAATATAATTTTTTTAATAATAGAATTTCTGATCCCTTTCAAACGGGATTATTTTTAAAAGAAATATCTGCTGATAGAACAGAGTTAAGAATAGGTTCTACTACTTTAACAAACGAACAGATTGAAAGTGGATCTCTATCATTAATAAATGAGTATAGTTCATCCGCTTATTTTACTGAATATCTACTTAATTTTGGCAATAACACTCAAGTTATAGCTACAAATACAGCTTTAAATAAAGTTGAATCAGGCTATGAAATTTTATTTAAACTTTACCAACCACTCCCCGATGATATTAGTGATAAAGTAACACTATGGGTTGTAAAAGAAAAGGTTAATCCTTATTCTTTTAATATCAATTTAGACAAGTTAATCATACCCGCTCCCGGTCCTCAATTAAGAGGTCCTAATTTTGATATTGAAATTTCTAACACAAATAATGTAGGTACTTCTTATCAAACATATAATTCTGTATTAAATAGTTTAAATGTTTCTTCTTCATATCAACAACTTTTAAGTCTAATCACTTCCCAAAGTATCGATATTAATACTGATTATTCAGATTATAACAACTTTGTATTTTTTAGCTCTGCTAAACAAAGAGTTATTAATTTTTATAATAAAGTAAAAGAAATAGAGAATTATAATAATAATATTGCAGTATATACACCTTTAACCTCTAGTAATCCCAGTGTAATACGTGATTTAAATTCAGCAACAGCTAGTATTGATAATATTATAGCTAATTTTGATGGTTTTGAATACTATTTATATTTTGAAAGTGGATCAACTTTAACTTCATCCTTAGAATTTGGAATAACTCCTTATCCTAAATCTGGATCTTTGAAGCCTTTTACTTTATTACCAACAGGATCTACTTCATCTTCTCTTTGGTTTAATACATCAACTGCTAGTGCAGAAGGTTATGATGATTATAATCAAAATAAGTTAACTTATACTGTTCCTACCTTTATCAAAGACGATGGAAATAATGAACCATATCTTAATTTTCTTGATATGGTTGGTCATTATTTTGATAATATTTGGATATTTTTAAGTGCTATTACTGATATTAATTTAGCAAATAATAATCTAGAACAAGGTATTTCTAAAGATTTAGTGTATACTACATTACAATCATTAGGAACCAAACTATATAACAAATATGGAGATTCAGATAATATTCCATTTTTAATAGGAAATGATAGTGGTAGTGTTAATTTTGATAATGATTTTGCTCCTACTGGTTCTTATTTAAATAATATTCCTCGTAAAGATTTACTTGCTGAAACTTACAAACGCATTTATCATAACTTACCTTTATTATTAAAAACTAGAGGTACAACTTATGGTTTGCAAACATTAATATCTACTTTTGGAATTACAGGTAGTGTACTAAGTGTTAAAGAATATGGTGGTAATTTAAAAAACGATATGCTAGATGAATTTAATAATAATAAAATTAGAATAATATCATCTAGTATAGTGACAGGTAGTGTATTATCACCTTATATTAATTTAATAGAATACCCAACATCTTCAGCTCAATTTAGATCAGATGATTTACATTATATAGATGTATCATTCTCTCCAGAATCTCAAATTGATACTTATGCTTCTGCTTCTATAGCTGTTGCTAATCCTTATTGGAGTTTAGATGATTACATAGGTGATCCAAGACAATTATATAGTGGTTCTTATACAGATTTAAATCAACAAAAAAATACCTATTATAATTTTACTTCATCTTATATGGATTATGCTGGTTTTATCCGCTTAATTCAATTTTTTGATAATTCATTATTTAAAATGATAAAAGATTTCACCCCAGCAAGGGCAAATCTTTCAACTGGTATTACTATTAGTTCTCCTGTGTTAGAGAGAAACAAATGGGTATATGCTAATCCTTCTTCTACTAGTGAAATAGAACCAATGGATGCTAATTTAAAAGGTCCAAAAATTAAGGCTCAATCTGGATATGGAGATATGTACAAGTGTATGATAATGGATAGAGAGCCTTGGTATACAGGTGAATTTACAGGTAGTGTAATTGAATATGGGGATGATTGGATACAAAGAAACTTTAATCCTTATTCACAATATTCTGCTTCAAGTTTAACAACTTCTGAAAGGAATGCATTTGATCATTCTGAATATAATGTTTTATTAAATAATGTATCTGCTAGTAGATTATCTTTAACTAGACAAGATATAGAATTTATATATGGTACAACAGGAAGTATATTAACTCCTGCTTATTTACAAGATTCATATGAATCACTTACAACATATAATAGATCAAGATATGATGGTGTTAAAGTAAGTAGTTTATTATATAATACTTATACTAGTGCTTCTGATAACTATGAAGGTGATAATTCATATGGTAAAACAGCAGCTATAGATAAAAATACACGCCAAATAGGAATATTTACAGAAATAATATCATCTTCTTTTCTTCCTAATCGTAATAGAACTACATTAAAATATCTTGTAGACGAATTTGGAGGATTAACAGAATTAAATCAACGCAATAAACATTGGGAAGATGTACAAAGAACATTTGTTATTAATGATTATTTAAATATTTCATTATTTGATAATCAAAAATTTGGCAATCAAAAAACAACGGACGGAAATAAACTTATTTTTGAAAGTGGATATTCTTATTATCCTATACTTTACTTTGCAAGTTGTAGCGCCGATGGAATACTTTACTTTGAAAGTACATTAGCTGGGGGAGGAAATAGTTATTTAGGAAGAGCTAATAATAGTATAGCATTAGGAACTATAAGTGGTTCTGGAACTCCTAACTATCCTGTAGCTTCTAATGGTAATATATATAAAATATTTGACAATGTTACTGAAGGGGCAGCCTACTTAACAGCAAGCACAGTTTCTTCTTTCCCTACATATTCCGTACAAGAATCAGGAGATCATAGAGTAGAAGCAAGTTTAGGAATTACCGTAAGTATGCCTCAAGGAGGAAATTCAACTTGGACTTTAAAATTATTAAAAAATGGAAGCGAAATAGTTTCTGATTCTGCTACTATCAACATAGTAAATAGTGCTACTGCTTCTGCTGCTATTACTGATTTTTATATATATGCAACCCCTTCAATATCACCTAATGAAACTATAGTTAGTACTAAACCTGTACTTATAGGAGTAACAGATTACCCAATTGGTACTACTTTTTATAAGTATAATAAACCTTTTTATACTAATAAAGTAGGATGTTCATTAAGTAATTATTATCCAACTTTATATAGTCTTACCAATAATACTTATAATGGAATTGCTGATCCTTCATGTACAACTCCTGATATATATGATTATTCTATTGCAGGACAACTATATGATATTCCAAATATTGAAACTTCAACAGGAGCGGTTTCTCGTACTTTTACTATTAATAGACCTCTTTTAAACCCTATAAATGTTGCCCAAGGAGATAAATTAGTTTTAGCATTTTCACAGTCTGCTTTAAGTACAACAAATTATACAGCCTCCTTTACTAGTGCTGGGAGTTTATTGATAAGTTCATTATCAACAGCTACTGGGTATGCTTCTATAAATTGCCCACCATCTTACTTCAACACATCTTCAATTTCATCTTCAGCTAATAATACAGGATCAGATCATATTATTACTTTTAATACGGGTTTAAGTAATTTTTACAATAACAATTATCAGTTTGTTCCTAATCCATTAACTGGTTCTCAAAGTAGTAGTTTATATCCTATATATGGAGATGTAGATTATCCGTTTATTGTTAAACCATATGATTTAGTATTAACATATTTATCTGATGGTACTTATGTTGAATCTAGAATATTAAGTTCATCTTTTTCTGGGAGTTTTTTACAAGTTCAATTAGATAGTTCTTTATCTAATACCTATAGAAATGACTTAATATCAGGATCTTACAAAAGATTTTTAGTATTGTCTAGACAAGAAGATGAAACTAATACTTATTTAACATTTAAAAAACGTGAAGGAAAAACATCATATGGTTTTGTAATTCCACAAAATTTAGCTCCTGATGTTTTAACTAATATAGATACAATTACTAAAGAAGTAAAACAAAAATTATTAGCTGACCAACAAGGTACAACAACACAATAATAAATTTGAATTTTTAACATATTTATAGTATATACAATAGAATAATATGGCAATTTTAAATCCTACGACAATTACTGTAGACGCAATTTTAACCACAAAGGGCCGTGAATTATTGGCTCGTAATGATGGTTCCTTCAAAATTACACAATTTGCATTAGCTGATGATGAAATTGATTATACCCTATATAATCCAAACCACCCATCAGGTTCTGCATTTTATGGTGAAGCTATTGAAAATACCCCTGTATTAGAAGCCCTTCCTGAGGATTCACAGATAATGCGTTATAAGTTGGTAACCTTACCTCGTGGTACTTCTAAATTACCAGTTATTAACCTTGGATATAATACTATTACACTACGCCAAGGAGCTTCATTAACAATTACTCCACAAACACTTAATTATTTAGGTGCTACAAGTACATTTGAAGCCAATGGATATGTTGCTACAATTGCTGATTCACGTTTAGTATCTTCATTTACAGGAACAGGAATTACTACAACAACCCCAGTTTCAGGATTAAATACAACAACAGGAACTGTATTATCAGTAACACAAGTAGGTACTTCATTTACTTTAATAGGTACTACAATCAATACATTATTTGGTTCTTCATTAACTTCATTAGCAACTACAATTACTGTTATAGGTAGAGATAGTGGTGCTAGAGTTACTATACCTTTAAATATTCAAAAAGTATCAACAATATAATTTAACATATGTCATTTTCAAGATATAATACAGACGACCAAGTAGTAAGTTCAGAAACCGTAGTACGTGGTTTATGGAGCGGAGATGCTAATCAACTATCTGTTTTCTATACAGCAAGTACCTTTACAGAATATTATTTAGACGTATACAACCAACCAGTAGCAAGTTCTGGTTCAGTTCAATTTAGTATTCAATATGGTAACCTAAATGGATCTGGCTCTACAGCTATCAATTCTAGTGTACCTGGTAATACCCCATCTCGTATTGTTTATGGGCAATATAGAAATTTAATTTACGGAACTGAAGATACCAATTTTTCATTTGATAATGCTACAACAGCAAGTCAGATATATGTAATTAATATTGCTCGTTCACGTTATAAAGAATCATTATTGCCTGGATCTTTTGAGTTAAAAATTAACTCTGGTTCTGTAGGTCCTTTTACATTAATTGATGATAGTACTACTACTAGTGTATCTCGTTTTTTAGGTGAAAACAGATATTATAATATTATTAGTGGTAGTATAGCTAGTGGATCTTTTAGTACTGCTACTAATTATGGATTTTTATTCCCTGATTTAGGGATTGCTATTTTAAACGGAGCTCCATTTGCGGTATCTTCTTCAAATAATGCTCTTCAAATGTTTAGAGCAATAAGTACAGGTTCAGCATCCAATTTTAAATTAAAATCTTCAGAAACAGTTTCATCTACTTATTTCTTTACACGTGTAAAAAATAGTGAATTTAACTATACAACTAATCCATCTATTATAGATAATAATGGTAATTTATTATATACAACTTTAATTAATAGTCCTCAAACATATCCAACAACAATAGGATTATATAATGATAATAATGAATTATTAGCTGTAGCTAAAATGAGTAGACCTTTAACAAAAGACTTTACTAAAGAAGCCCTGATAAGAGTTAAAATAGATTACTAATTTATGTATGGCATCATTCAAAAAGTTAAGCAAATCAGACGTTACGGTTGTACCTTACCATGCTAATAAGCAATGGACTTTATCTTATTGTCCGTATCCAACATCATCTGAATACTTAACTATATATAATGGAACTAACCTTACAGGTAGTTTTAATCCTGGTTATGAGCCTGTTACTGAAGATCAATATGATAGATTAGTCTACAGTCAAATAAATCAATTATTCTATCAAGATTATACTGCTTCTTTAAATACTTCATCTTTAGCAAGTTCAATATATTACGAATCTGCTTCTCAACAGAGACCAACTTCTTCTTATTTTATATACAATGATAATAGTAAATTAGTTACTAATTTTCCTACTGGGGCTATGGAAGGGATTAGAGTATTAGCTATTAATCAAGAAATTTACGGAGAAAAAGCATTACCTAATTACTTCCAGTTATCCTCTTCTGCTTACTATATAAATGATGATGGATATGGAAATTTATATGATACTAAAACATCAAAAACATTTGTAGGAAACATATATTATGCACATGGATTAGCAGTCATAACTAATCAGGATTACCAAAGAATTTTCCCTTTACCTCCAGTAGCTATAAATAATTCTGCAACTTACTTTACTACATCAACTAATAAAAAAGTTTCTGTTACACCTAATGATTATGCTAGAACAGGAACTTTAAATACTAGTTCTATTAGTTTATCAGGAAGTATTTCAACTCCTTACTATTCCTGGGCTACAGGAAGTAGTGGAACTATAGTATTAACAACAACCACTCCTGGTACTTATCAGATATGGTATACTATAGGAGCAGATATTGCCGGGTCTTGCCCAGTCCAATTAAGAAGTAACAAGGCAAAAGTTACAATTTATGTTGTTCCTGATTGTTATTTAGGAGAAGGAACTGCTGTAAGATGTTGTTTTGCACCAACACCTACACCATCACCAACACCTTCTCCGACGCCGTCACCAACACCTTCTCCGACGCCGTCACCAACACCTTCACCAACACCATCGCCAACACCGTCGCCAACGCCGTCGCCAGCTACACCAACACCGTCACCGACGCCGTCGCCAACACCATCACCAGCTACACCAACACCGTCACCAACACCGTCGCCAACACCATCACCAGCTACACCAACACCGTCGCCAACGCCGTCGCCAACACCGTCGCCAACACCATCACCAACACCAACACCAGCTACACCAACACCATCACCAACACCTTCTCCGACGCCGTCACCAACACCAACACCATCACCTTCAACATTTAGCCTCTCAGCGCAATCATCTTCTGATGCTTGTAACGCTGTTCCTGGATGTACTAATGTAAATCTAACTTTTAGTGGAACCGCAACTTTATGTTTATGCACAGGTATAACAATAAATTCAAGCAGTCAATCATGTTTTGATACAGAAGTAAGTAATAATGGAACTTTCTGGTTATCTGATGGGGTTAATTATAGAGAATTTACAAGAAATGGAACTAATTTCACAGCAACTCCATCAGCATCATGTGTGTCATGTGGAGGACCAGCATAAATAAAAATTATAAAATAATTAAAAATATATAAATAAAAAATGCCTTGTCTTATAACCATAACATTATCAACTGCTGGGGCAGATACAGGTCTTTTTAACATTTATAGTGATGTTACTGGGTATGATTGTCCCTTAGTTACGGGAGTATCTAGAGCATCTTTATTAGCAGGATATGCAATGTATAATGTTCCTGATAATGCTACTTCTGTTAGGGTTGAATCTACAGGAATATGTAATAACCATACAGATATTTCAATAACTTCTTGTCCTGCCCCAACACCTTCACCAACACCTACACCAACACCAACCCCCTCACCAACACCAACACCAACACCAACACCAACTCCATCCCCATCCCCAGTTGCACCATCACCTGGACCGACACCATCTCCAACTCCAACACCTACCCCATCCCCATCACCATCACCATCACCTACCCCACCTTGTTATTCTTATTGTTTAGGATATGATGCTTCAAGTTGTGGTACTGCTTGTGATGATGCTAGAGTTAATTGTTAAAATAAAAATATAATATGGCTAATACCTTTTATTCAAATTGCTCTCCAATAACAGTAGGATGTACTCTTTATAGTGGATCTAATTGTACAGGGCCGGTTAGTAACGGATATTACTCAACAGGAGGATCCGATTGTACTACTTATGAAGTAACAGGAAGTGGAATAGTTTCATCAATATATAATTGTTCTTATACTTTGACTATTAGAGCTAAAACAAATTCTAATGTTACAGAACCAATTCAACTTTATTATAATGTAAATAATGTACCTGTAAATAGTCCATATGATTCAGTAGCATTAGGATCTCCTTCTGGATCATTTGTTACATCTACAAGTGCAGGCAATGTTTCAGATACAACATGTTTTGAATATGGAACTATATCAGGACTTATACCTGGGGATGATGTTTATATAGTATGTTATAATACTGTAACAGGAGATATTCAAAGATATGGATATAGTACTTCAACTTGTCCAGGGAATGGAGGTACATTATGTGGAGGAAGTCCTGTAGCAACTATAGGATCAACAAATACAACTATTTATATAACAATATCTACAGACCCAGGTGATCCAAATCCACTTCAACCATATATATGTTAAAAATAACTATAATAAATTAAAATGCCAGCAGTAGTACATACAGGATCTTTTGTAGTATCATTTAAAAATGAACATACTATATATGAGCATGAAGTTCGTTGTTTAGTAAAGGAAAGTGATTATAATTTATCTTATAATCCAACATTAGTAACTAATTATACTAGTGGATCATTAAAACCTTTTGCTACTGGATCTGATTTTTATACTTATGCTACGGCATTGGGTTTATATAATGACAATAATGAGTTATTAGCAGTCGCTAAATTTGGAAAGCCAATGCTAATGTCTCCAGACACAGACATGACATTTGTTGTAAAATATGATACATAATAATTGGAAAAGCTGGGATGTACTTAATCCCGAAAAGTATTTTGGTTTTGTTTATAAAATTACCCATCGACAAACAGGTAAAATTTATATTGGTAAAAAAGTGTTTTGGAATAATAAAAAACACAAATTAACTAAAAAACAACTAGCTGAACAAACAGGTCCTGGCCGTAAACCAACCTACGAAGTAGTTCGTGTTGAAAGCGATTGGAAAACATATTGGGGCTCTAATAAGCAATTATTAGCTGACATAAAAGAGTTTGGTGAAGAAAATTTTGAGCGTTGGATATTAGTACAATGCAAAACAAAAAAGGCACTTACATATTACGAAATGCATTATCAATGTAAAGAAGAAGTTCTAATTAGTAAGAATAAATCATATAACGATAATATATTAGGTAAATTTTTTACTAAAGACTTGTTATAGTCAAAGTTATTTCGTACATTCGAGGTTATGGATAATACAGCTCTCCTATTTTTAGTGGAGTCCGTACTAGGCAAAGGACAATCAACTAGTAAAGGCAATTATGCTTTTAAATGTCCATTTTGTACTCATCACAAAAATAAAATGGAAATTAACTTACGTACAACTGAAAAACGTGAGAATTTCTGGCATTGTTGGGTATGTGGTGCTAAAGGTAAAACATTATTATCTTTATTTAAAAAAATTAAAGCACCACAAGGCAAAATAAATGAATTAAATATCCTAATTATTCCTAATAAAAAGGAAATTAATATAGTTTCAGATACAATTGAACTCCCTAAAGAATTTATATCTCTTTCAGGTATAATTGAAAATAGAATTACACAAATTGAAGCAAAACATGCTTTAAAATTTCTAAAAAAACGTGGTATAACACAAAACGATATTATAAAATACAATATTGGTTTTTGTAAAGATGGAACTTATAATGAACGTGTTATTATCCCTTCCTATAATGAAGACTGTAAATTAAACTACTTTATAGCTCGTTCATATAAAGATTCAGACCGCAAATATAAAAATCCTCCTGCATCCGCTAAAGACGTTATCGGATGGGAGTTATTCATAAATTGGGATGCACCAATTATTCTTGTTGAAGGAATATTTGATGCTCTCACTATTAAACGAAATGTTATTCCTTTATTTGGTAAAGTAATACATGGTAAATTAATGGAAAAATTAGTTAAAGCCTCTGTTGATAGAATTTATATTGCTTTAGATGCTGATGCTAGACGTGATGCTTTAAAACAGGCTGAAATGCTTATGTCATATGGTAAAGAAGTATATCTTGTTGAAATGGAAGGTAAAGACGCTAATGAAATTGGTTTTGAACAATTTCTTAACACTCTTGAGCAAACAAAACCTCTGAATTTACAGAGCTTGCTTGAGAAAAAATTACAATTAATATGATTGATAGACATGCTAACATTATAAAGGATCCTAAAATTAAGCGCATTGTTGAGTATAGTGAAGGAGATAAACAAATTAATGTTTTAGATTCTCGTTTTTATAGACGAAATGACAAATATTATCCTTCAGTTACATCAGTATTAAATTATTTTCCTAAAAACCAATTTTTCCATAGTTGGCTTAAAGATGTAGGACACAATAGTGATATTATTGCTTCTAAAGCAGCAGCTGAAGGTACTCAAGTACATACTGCTGTTGATCGTTTTTTAAACGGTGACGAAATAAACTGGTTAGATGAAAGTGGAAGAGCTGAATATAGCTTAGACGTTTGGAAAATGATTCTAAAATTTGCTGACTTTTGGAATACTTACAAACCAGAACTAATAGCTACAGAGTATCATTTATTTTCAGATACTCATGAATATGCAGGTACAGCTGATCTAATTGTTAAATTAAACAATAAAGTATGGTTACTTGATATTAAAACATCAAATTCACTTCACACTTCATATGGTTTACAATTAGCAGCATATGCTGTTGCTTGGAATGAAACCCATAGTCAATTAATTGAAGATACAGGTATATTATGGCTTAAAGCATCTACTAGAGGTGAAGGTAAGGGTGATAATATCCAAGGTAAAGGATGGCAATTAAAACAATATGGAGATATTCTTACTAATTTTAATATGTTTAAAAACATATACGAAATATATAAGCTGGAAAACCCAGATTTTAAGCCGATGACGGAGTTATTACCCACAAGTATTAAACTAAGTGTATGATAATTATAAGTGAAACAAATTCACTTTAATTGAAACATTTATTATTTTTATTGTTATTATTTCCTATATTATTGTTTTCACAAGATACAGTTTTTAATAAACAATTATCCGAAATTACTGTTCGCTCTACAAGTAAAAAATCAACTGAAGCTGCTGTTGTAAATATTATTCGCAATAACTTAGCCGTATCAGACGGTGTGTCAATCGATTTTATTAAAAAGACACCTGATAGAACTGTTGGTGATGCACTTAAAAGAGTAAGTGGTGTTACTATTCAAAATGATAAATTTGTATTAGTTAGGGGGTTAGCTGATCGCTATAATTTAGCAATGTTAAATAAAACATTGCTTCCTTCTACTGAGCCTGATCGTAGAGCATTTTCATTTGATATTATACCTTCTAGTTTAATTGATAATATTGTTGTAAATAAATCATCTACAGCTAATCTGCCTGGTGATTTTGCAGGAGGATTAGTTCAGGTGTCTACTAAAGAAGTATCTAATAGTTTTTTTTCTTTAAGTCTAGGAACAGGATATGGAACTATATCTACACTCCAAAAATTCAACTTAGTAGACGCAACTTTTTTCCCTCAGAGCTTTCCATCAACATACAAATACCGCATAAGTAGCAATGGTGATAAAAGAGCATTTACTAAATTAATATCGTCTCCTACTACTAGATCGTTTACCTCATCTCCTAATTTAAACGGAGCTTTATCTTTTGGTGTTAAGAAAAATAATTGGAATGTATTATTTAGCTCTACTGCTCGTAATTCATTTTCATTAAATTATATTGATAGACAAGATTATCAATCATCTACTGAATTAGCTTATAAGTATAAAGATACATTATTTACTAATATTAAATCATTAAATGGATTATTAAATATAACCTATATTGGAAAAAATA